CCCCAATATAAGGAATATGTGCAAACTTGGATGAAATATTTGCAACCGCTGATGCTATTTTAGTAATAGGTCCAGATTCTGAATATTCATCTGAAACTTGACCTTCAAAAATAGCTCCAACTTTTTTAATCATGTCATTTTCAACAATTTTTTCTTTGACAACATCAAATTGAGATTCTGCATACACAGTAGCTGTAGGGGGTCCCAGTTCTATATTATCACAATACATATAGATTTCGATATATACTTCATCAGGTTGAGGAGCTGTAGAACCAAATGAGAAATTTTGATAATACATTTTTCCCATTTCATCTGAATCTGCAAAAGATCCTGGAACACTTCCATAATTGGCTGTTAATCTAAAGCATTGCTTATCATATATAAAAGGTACTTTAATCGTTACATCATTATCCCTCCCATATCTAAGATATGCCACTTCAGGAGATTGAGAAAGATAACTTTGCTTAACCACTGTAGTAGTAGCATTTAAAGCATCTCTAAGAGTATAATTCTCATCAGCAAAAGGCTGATTACTAAACATCATACAACCATAGTGATAGGCTGAGGAAGTAGCTATAAACTTATAAGTAATATCTCCCTTAAAATATGCAAATGTTTTTAATTTATTAAAAATACTAGTATTTTCAAAAAAAGTGGAAAAAGTAGGAAATGATTGTGGACTAACAGCTGTACTAGCTGCAATAGTACCAACATAAGTAGGTCTCTTGAAAAAATCTTCTATAGATGCACTAGATTTAGTACCAGAAGAAGCATTAACAACAGAAGAACCATGGCCAATAATATTAGACTCAGGAGTATCAACTTGATGAAAGGTTGATTCTGAGTAAACACCTCTTTCCTTACACACTTCTTCATTTGTTTTTTTAAGTTCTTGAGCATATTTATCGGATGCAATACGTCTTTTAATACGTACAGCTTCCCTATATTGTTCAGAACTTCCAGGTTGAAAAGCCAAATAAGGCCTTGATAAAAGATATTGAAGAGTAAAACTCTGATAAACATTACCAGATAAATCATCTTCCGTTTGGTTTTTAAAAATATTTGTTTTTGCAATACATTATACGTTATTTCTAGGCAGTATTAAGCCATAGAAAACGCTCGTTAATAAATCTGTCTATTTCTGCACTACGCAGAATGGCACTGATATTATCATAGTAAACCTAAATAGGTCTCCATTTAACCATATGATTCCTGAAAAGTTCGTTCTTTAAACGAGATCAAGTAAGTGAACTTCAGTAAATTACTCATATGTGCTGCTTTCCGTTTAACGCGACGGCTTGAGCTTAACTAACGTGGTTATCTGGTTTATATTGTTCAAAGAGTTGCAAACCAGTAGGAAAATATCCTGCAACATCTTTAATATTAAATAAAGTAACTTCAGCTACCCTTTTTATGAATTTTTCTCTGTAATCTTCATATTCATATACAAAGTTACAATGGAAAAATAACTCTCGAAGGCAAGATGCTGAAGTTTCTACTATTTGTGTTTGCATAGAAACTTCTTTTGACGGTAATATATACATTAAACTTTTCAACAAAGATTCTATATCTAATTTTGCTACTATTCTATCTAATAATTTATTATATACAAAATTTCTTTTAAGAAAAGAAATATCTTCAATATTTACAAATGGAGAAAGTTGAACTCTTTTATCAGATGTTGTAAATTCCATATTATA